CCAAGCTCACGTCAAAGGATACCCTTTGAGCGAAGAAGCCTGTGGCCCCAAGAAGAAGAGGAAGAAGTTCCTCAAGGCTCAACCTATAATCCTCGGTTAGGGGGTGGAAGCCCTATAAATTATGAGGCTTTAGGTTTGATGGATGATTACGATGTACAAGTAATAACCCGAAAGGACTTAGGTTTACCCCCTCTTGGGGATAAGCGCCTGTTTGGTGAATCGTTGGAAAGAACTCCGAGTCTTATGCCTCCTACTGACTTTAAGACAAAGATTTCAATGCCTTCCATGACTCCTTTAAGAAACACTCTTGCTGGAGCGACATCGGTAGACGATATCTACCAAGCTATATTTAAGGCTGAACACAGAGGTACCCGAAAGAAGCCTTGGATAAAGACCAAGGTCAGAGGTGGCAGTGCTTGGGGTGAGGTACAGATTACTGACGGCACTATGGAGACGGCAATGAATTCTTCTGCCATAAACCTGACTCCAGAGGAGTTTCAATATGCACGTCGGTACATAGGGATACCCTCAGATGAGAAGGCACAATGGCTTACAGGGCCATATGAGAAGGAGATGTATCGCACAATAGCCAAGAAGATAATGGACTATTACCTTAAGTTGAGTGGTGGAGATCCCCGTGGTGTGATGACCAAGTGGTACCTTGGTGTCAATGCTGGAGACATTAAAGGAGACCCCAAATCAAGCCGGGATCTTAAAGATGTCCTGAAAAGGATGAGCAAAGAAAACAAACGCTACATGGAAATATTTCTGAAGGAACTGGGACTCTAATGGACTACGGAGGCGGATATCTAGGAGACCCAAGAGGACGCGCAGAGGCCATCGCTGACAATGTTCGCGATGACCACGTGGCCACAGACTTCATAACTGAGATCTCCCTGTCTGATGCTGTAAAAAATTCTTCCTCCGATGATTATTCGACTCGTGCTCTAGAAGAGCTGAGTCATGATGTAACGGTGAATGCCATCGAGTCAGCCCCGACAGCTGGCGATGCGTGGGCGGCTGTCAGGAACGCTAGGTCTTTCATTACTAAACCGGTTCGGGCGATTGGTAGCTCTGCTACTTGGTTGGGTGGGTTAAGCTCTCTGGCCGCGATACACCCAGCCCTTGCTGTTTTATCGCTGGTCCCACAGGGGTTCATTACTGAGGGTGCATCCAAGTTCTTAAGCCTTGGTCCCAAACGCACTAAAACTAACCGGGCTTTCGATGCCATGAGAGGGGATTACTTTTTGAGTGGGTCTACGTTAGACCGTGTAAACAATAGTTTGTGGGACGCTCTATTACCGGAAGAACTTGAAGAAGAGTGGTCTAGTAGTGCCGACGATTGGCCTAGTTTAGATTCTCTACGACCGGATTGGGCATTGAGAAGAATCGACGAATGATAACATCCAAACAAGAAGCCTTTGTTGATGCTTTCTGCATCACAGGCAACGCAACCAAGTCGGCTGAGATAGCTGGGTACTCACCCACTACAGCTCGACAGAAGGGCTATGCTCTAAAGAACCAGTTCTCCCGTGAGATAGAGGACAGGATACGCCAAATGATGGTCGACCACATCCCTGTCGTGGTAGACAAACTGAAGTACCTGATAGGCGACGCTCAAAGCGAGTCTGTTCAGCTTGGCGCTATAAAGGACTTCCTTGATAGGGCTGGCATGAAGCCCACAGAGAAGGTTGAGACTATAACGCGTGTTGAGTCCATGTCCGAGGATGAGATACGACGGGAGCTTGCCTCATTGAGAGGTGAGGTTATTAAGATACCAGAGGTTTTAAACTAATGGCTGATAAGAAGAAATACGCCCCACGTACCCCTCGAAGAGCAATCGATAAGCAAAAAACTGACGATGAGTTTGAAAAGCTTTTCAAGAAATTAAGTGCTAGGTATCTCGATGTAACAAAGGGGTCAGTGACAGAAAGAGAGATGCGGACATTTTTGAGAACCGCGCCTCGCACTAAAAGTAACCTTAACTGGGCCAAATCCAAACTCATGGTACCAAAAGGTGAGTATCGCACTCACGCGCCGCGCAGAGCGCGCAAGCGAATCTAATGCCAGTAAAAAAGGTGAAGGGAGGCTACAAGTGGGGCAAGTCTGGAAAGACCTACTCAAACAAAGCAGGCGCACAACGACAAGCGAGAGCTATCTATGCAAGCGGTTATAAAAAGGGAGCTAGAGCTAGAAAGGGAGCTTAGACAGCGAGAACGCTATGACCAGCTCACCCGGTATGATCCCTACCCTTACCAGCTAAAATTCCACGAGACAGGAGCACACGCCAACCAACGTCTGCTGATGGCAGCGAACAGAATTGGAAAGTCACTCGCAGGTAGTCGTGAGATGGCAATGCACTGTACAGGACTGTACCCCGAATGGTGGAAGGGAAGACGATACCGGCAACCGATAGTAGCATGGGCCGGTGGGATTTCTAACGAAACCACCAGAGACATTGTGCAATATGAACTCCTTGGTTCGCCTGACGACCCGGAAGCATGGGGGTCAGGGGCTATTCCCAAGAAGTATATTGTAAGCTCTGAGAGGAAGCCCGGCGTTCCCAATGCCAAGTCAGTCGCCCTTATCCGGCACGCGAGCGGTGGGAATTCCTCTCTTTTTTTTAAAGCCTATGAAATGGGCACAGAGAAGTGGCAGGGTCGTTCTGTCGATTGTATCTGGCTGGACGAAGAACCAAGCAGGGAGCTGTACAGTCAGGCCGTGACTCGAACGCTTGACCGTAAGGGTATGGTCTATATGACCTTTACTCCCGAACAGGGTATGACAGAGACTGTCGCGTCTTTCTTGAACAACCTAAAGGACGGACAGAGTTTAAACAACGCAACATGGGATGACGCTAGTGAAAAAGTAAGAAGCCTAAGTGGAGAGCAGGGACACCTCAACGAGGCTGTCATGGAGCAGATTCTAAGCTCCTACAGCCCACACGAGAGGGAGATGCGGAGATACGGCAGACCAGCCATTGGCTCAGGTCTTGTCTTCCACATACCGGAGGAGCAACTGATTGTACCCTCATTCCCCATACCCGACCATTGGCCCAGAATAGCCGGGATTGACTTTGGCTATGACCACCCGACAGCCGTCGTTTGGTGCGCGTACGACCCAGAAGAGGAGCTTACCTACATATACGACTGCTATCGTATGTCAAAAGCCCCTCCTTCGACCCATGCAGCGGCAATAAGGTCCAGACCGGGATTCATCCCTATAGCATGGCCACACGATGGTAACCGCAAGGATTCAATGGGTAATCCTGGATTAGCGGAGCAATACAGGGCTTTAGGGTGTAATTTCCTACCCTTTCTCTTTGAGAACCCTCCTGCCGTTGGTGAGACTAAAGGGGGTAACTCTGTAGAGGTTGGGATTATGGAGATATACCAGAGGATGTCTAATAACAAGTTTTTCGTATTCTCTGAGCTAACAGATTGGTTTGAGGAGTTCAGAATGTACCACAGGAAGGATGCGAAAATAGTAAGTCTCAGGGATGATCTCATGTCAGCTACAAGATACGCAGTAATGTCGTTACGATTCGGTATGGCAGGGGAAGACCCGCAGTGGACAAAAGACCTCGAATATGGTAACTACGGGATAGTATAGTGGCGGACAATAAGAAGTCTCGTTGGTTTGATGATCTTTGGTTTGATGAAGAGTTCAGAGATTACATTCTAGATTACTCTGGACGAGTTAAAGATGAGTTTACTAAGGGAATTCTTGGTGGTGCCAAACACATGGCAAGCCCACTGGGTATCAGAGATCCAAGAATAGCTCTTGGTGGGCTACGGGCTCTCTACTCCCCGATTACTCCTTGGGCAAAGGATATCTCAAAGAGTGTAGGTGATTTTATTGCACCCGGAGTGAACAGGCTTCTTGGTCAACGGTACAGCCGCACAGCCGAAGTACTCGGCAGAGACGATACTGGTGGCCCTCAAATCACTGGAGAGCAGATAGCACCTTTCCTGACTCTTGCGGCTACTCGAAAGTGGCGTGGTCCCAAGTCAACCCAATTCAATAAGGATGCCTTTAGAACAAACTTATACTCGGACAAGTTTGGTGCCCTTACGACCTTGCGCCCACAGAGGTCGCTACCATACCAAGAGAAGTGGCCCATTTACTCATCCTTGGGAATGCCTGAGTGGTCATCTGTTGAGAGTGTAACACAAAGAACAGCTGCTCCTAATCCCGTGGAGACGTTCTACTACTCTAGGGCTGTCGAAAAGGCGCGAGGGTTGAGTACT